GTGCCAAACGTCCGCTTCACTGATTTGTCGGTTCGCTCCCTAAAGCCGGGCCTCTACTTTGATGAGGTCACGCCAGCCTTCGGGCTGCGCGTCGGGGCGCATCGGCGCACGTGGCTGGTGGTCAAAGGGGACCGCGCACATCGCAGCAAAGTGCGCTTGGGCCACTATCCAGCCCTCACTCTCTCAGACGCCCGCAAGAAGGCGTTGGTGGCGCTTGGGAGCCCCTATGCTCCGAAGGCCAAGGCCCCGACTTATGGGGAGGCCGTCCCTGCCTTTCTTGAGGACCATTACGACGGCAAGTCCGCTCGTTCGAGGCACGAAGCAACTCGCCTTCTGGGCCGCATCAATTTCCATGCGAAGCAATTGTCTGACATTGGCGACGAGGACTTGGAACGAGAACTCAGCCGTCTCGCGCATATCCCGAGCGAGCAGCTTCACGCGTTCCGCGCTCTCCGGGTTTTCTTCAAATGGTGTACGCGCCCACCGCGCCGGTTCATCAGGCACTCTCCGCTAGAGGGGTTCGAGCCGCCCAGCCAGGACAAAAAAGGAACCCGAACCCTCACCGATAAAGAGCTGGTCAAAATCTGGCACGCCTGCGACCGCCCGTACGGGGGCATGGTGCGGTTGCTCATCCTTTGGGGCACGCGCAATGGTGAAACGGGCCGGCTTCGTCGCGAATGGATGGATCGCAAAGCGATCGTCATCCCCGGAGAGGTTACAAAGAACAAGCGCGCCCACACGATCCCACTTCATCCGCTCGCCCGCTCAGTGCTCGCCGATCAGAAGTCCAACGGCTCATACTTTTTCCCCGGCAAGCGTATGGACGACTCCTTCTTCAAGGATGGATCGTGGGGCAAGCTTAAAAAGGAAATCGAGAAAGCGTCTGGCGTCACCGGCTGGCAGCTTCGCGACATCCGCAGGACGTTCCGTTCGAACATGGCGAAGCTCAAAGTCCCGCGTGAGATATGCGAAATTCTGCTCAACCATGTGACGGGCGCGAACAAGAACGACCTCGATGAAATTTACAATCGGTACGATTATTTTGACGAGAAGCGCGAAGCACTCGGGAAATGGGAAAAGCGTCTATCGTTGCTACTGGGAGTTCCGGGTAAGTGAGTAGGATTGAGCATTTGATTTTGCGCCTCAAACCGGCGTAGTCTTCCTCTCAGACACGGCCCGTCAACCGTGTCTGCATCGCGATGCTTCCTGACTAACAGGAGGAATCGAGATGCGCTTTTTAACGAAGCGAAACGTGTGCGAAAAAATCGCCGTGAGCCGCGCCACTCTGGACAGGCTCAAAGCCGATCCGAAGTTCCCGAAGAGGGTGCAACGGGGAGGTCGCGTGTACTGGCCGGAGGACGAAATTCACGCGTGGATGCTTGAGCGCATGGCCGCACGTCAGAAGCACTCAGACACTCTCTCCATGTGAGGGAGCGAAGGGCGGGGGTCCAACCCCGCCCTTTTTCTTGACTCCGGCCGTCGTGCAGCCACAATCGATAGAAGAGCGGTCGGGGGAACCATGCACATTACGATCGAGCACAACACCTTAAGTAATCCAGTCTCTCGCGAAAAAAGCGTTTTCAATTTCATAAAGCCTCCGCAAGCGACCGAAACGATATTTCAGGTAATTCTCTCCGTGCGGCTGAGCGAAGAAGAGCGCGCGATCTGCGCCACATACAAGTTGTTCGACTTGATCCTGTTCAGCACTACATTCCATGTGAGCCCTGAACAGCTTAGAGAGAGGCCCGACTGGCGCATCCTCATTGACGACATCGACCATACGATAGGCGACATCACGACTGGAAAAGAACTAGGTTTCGAATTCGGCTCCCTTCCTGAAGCTCAAGCTTTCGAGCAACAGCTTAAGACCGTTCACCTCCCCAAGCTGAAACAGCATATAACGTCCACTGACAAGCTTGCGGCAAACCCCAAAACCACTTTCGAACTCTGATGGCCGCAGAAGACCCCGATCAGCCGACCGTGTGGACCGTATTGGGCGACATCGGCGCGACCATTTCCAACGAAATTTCGATAGCACTCATTCAACGGAGGCTCGCTCGATACGACCGCGACCACCAAGAAGAAAACCGAAGACGGTCACAGGGCCTCGATAGTCACCAAGTCTACGAGACCGCCAAACGCGCTGTCGAAGAAGCGGGAGCACTCACCCCGCCCGAATTCCTTCAACTCTTTCACGAAGAGTACAAGGAACGCATTGAGGCCGAAAACGGGCCGATGATGCCGAATCCCGATCTGTACCGGGAGATCTTGCTCGTTGCCGGTACGATTTACTCTGAAGAAGGCTTTGGCGATCCGATACCACCACCGCCTCAAGGTCTCGGCGCCATCGAAGAAGCCCGATATCGGGACCGACTGCTTGCGAAGTCCGCAAAATTGTCTGATCCGACCACCCTTAGTCGGGTCTACCTCTCTATCATCAACAGCCTTGAGTACTTCACCGTCTTCGTTCCGTTTCTTGGATCGAAAGAGGCGTCGCGCCTACTCCCGGAGAACAGCCTCACGATTTCGCTACTCGACCTCATGGAAGACGTGGGGGAAGCGATCGACAACATCATCCTTCCATTCTATGCGCCCGCCGTCATCGAAGCCGGCTTGTTTAATTCGCTCCGCAACCAGCTCGATGCCAATATCGAACGCGTCTTCAAAGCACCCGACGGCGGAATGCCGTCTAAGAGCGATCTGCAAGGCGAAGCTCTCGTGAAGGCTTTTCTGGGCGGCACGCCTTTGGAGCGCCTATTCTACGCTAGGGTTCCCTTCTATATTTCAGATTCTTCCATGCTTGAGCACTGCATGGTCTGCGCCGGAAGTGGATGGGGCAAAACTCAGCTACTTGAACGCATCATCCTTGATTTCCTGTCTCGCAACAATCCGCCAGCTCTAGTGATCATCGATTCACAGGGCGATATGTTGAAGCGCATCCGCCAGCTCGCCGTGTTCGATCCCGATACAGGTAAGCATAAAGACAACCTCGTCATCATCGACCCGGAGATCGATTCCCCCGCCTTGAACATGTTCGACACCTCGATGCTCGGCCGACATCAGGATGCCACGACACGAGAGCAGATAGAGGCAGAGATCGTCACCCTCTTTACTTACGTATTCTCCGCTATCGAAGGCGACCTGAGCAGGCGAATGGGCACGGCGTTCTCTTATGCCGTTCGTCTCATGCTCTCTCTACCTGGCTCGAATATTCATACACTCCGCAAGCTTCTCGACGACGACGCAAAATCGCTCGATACGAGTCCATTCAGAGATGCCATCCTTGCGCTTGATCCTACGGCGCAAGACTTTTTTCGCGGACATTTTTTCCTGCCCGGCTTTCTGGGGACGCGCAAGGCGCTCGCGGATCGTATCCTTGGCGTCCTTCAGATACCCGCATTCGACCGAATGTTTTCAACGGTCAACAAGCTCGACATGTATAGCGCCCTTCAGTCCGGCAAGATCGTGCTCGTAAACACCACCAAGAACATGCTGAAGGAGAAGGGCTCTGCTCTCTTCGGCCGTTTTATCATCGCCCGTGTGCTCTCAGCTGCATTCGAGCGCGTAGCATTGCCGGAAGAAGAGCGACAGTCTGCTTTCCTGCTGATCGACGAAGCCAGCGAGTACCTAGACGAGACTACCGACAGCATTTTGAAGCAAGCGCGGAAGTACAAGCTCGGCCTTTTAATCGCTTTTCAGTACATGGAGCAGATGCCCCAAGCGCTTCGCTCCTCCGTCTTTGCGAACACAACGGTCAAGTATGCAGGCGGCGTCTCCCATGCCGATGCGACTGCCCTTCACAAAAACATGGGGCTTCCCAACGATCACCTTATAAAATCACTTCGGAAGCGCTCTGGCGGTACGCAGTTCGCCTGCTACGTTCGTAACACGACCGATCGGGCCGTTACTCTCAACGTCCCATTTGGTGCTCTCACCAACGAGCCGAAGATGTCTTCCGCAGCGATGGAGCGCGTGTTGACGCGAAACCGGGAGCGCGTGGCCTACACGCCGCCGCCGCTTGTTGTTCCACTGCCGGAGCCACCAATGCAGCCGGCTATAGCCCTTCCGGCTTCGCCCTCAACTGTTACTGCTCCCCCACCACAGCCGTTGCAACGGAAGCCAGAACCGAAGCCCAGCAATCCCCAGCTACCGCGTGAAGATACCGGCCGCTTCTAGTAAAATTATTTTATGTACTCACACCGCCCCGAACCGCGGCAATCCAGTCCAAGCCTCCTCAATCCGAGTCTTGCTCGCCGAATTTATGCGTTTATTAGAAAGGACGCATGAATGCGCCGCTCACAAAGACACGATGGGGCACGGAGCCGGTTCTTAGGAACGGGCAACCCATAGTCATTCTGCCGAGACAAGTGAAGGATTACCTTCACTACCTCACCCCGTTTGCCCGACACCGCTTCCTCAACAACGACCAGCTTACGAAGCTGTCCGGCCGCTCCTTCGATACGACGGAGCGCGCCATTCACGTCCTGAAGAGCGAGCCGAACTTCCTCCTAAAGCTCTGCGACGAGCAAAACCGTAACCGCCGCTTCTATCAGAACTCGAAGGCTTACTACGAACTCTCTCCGAAAGGAGAGAAGGAGCTGAGGGATCGGGGCGTTCCCATCATCGCGCAGAACAGCTCCCGCAGCTTTGACCACGAAGTGATGACGAATGAAATCAGTTCGTCATTCGACATCGGCGCGAGAGAGACCGGCACGGAAATATGGTGGTGGAACGATCTCACTGACAAGTTGAACCCTGGCGCTACGGCGAGTGTTCCGCTCGACGTGCCCAGTTCGAGAGATGCAAAGAAGGTCAAGCCGACCTACTTCCACCCGGACTACCCGCCGCTTGTCATTAATCGGAAATTCTTTTTGCACGGCTTTCAAACCGACTGCGATTCCGAGGATCTCGACCCGAAAACACAAAAGGGCTCGTCGATTCGCCACCACTTCGAGCGATCGATCGACATCATGCGGCGGGGCATCTTCCGCACGCACTTCGGCACTGAGACCTTCTATGTGCCATTTGTCACCACCTTTGAAGGTCGCATGCGCAACATGATCGCGCTTCTTCAGTCCATAGACGCGAAGGACTGCGAGCGCTTCTTTCTCTTCAAATGGATGCCGACATTCAAGCTCGGCACACCTGCTCCCGTCACGGGACACATGCTCACCGAACCGTGGCTGCGAGGCGACGGACGACAGTTTTCATTTCTCAAATAGGAGGTTGAAGTGCTGGACCACAAGAAGCTCTCACGCATCAAGGAATTGATTGAGCAGAAGGAAGCCGTCGAAGGCGAGCTTTCTCAGCTCTTAGGCGATGCTGCGGCTGCGCCGAAACGCGGCAGACCGGCAAAAGAAAAAGGCGGAGCCGAAGCCCCGCCCATTCCGCCTGCCGGCGATCACTGATCGGTCGGTTCGTCAGGCAGATCGTTGGTGTTGTCGTTCGGGACGAACAGCGAGAAGCGCCCGTCCCAGTTCAGCGGAATGGTCGTGATTTGAATGCTCAGACCGTCTTCACCGGAGCGAAGTGTCCATGCAGCACCCAAGCGTTGCCATCCGTTGCCGACCTTTGCCATTGCCACGTACTTCGGCGTGCGCCGTTCGCGCTGCCGTGTTTGGCGTGCGTCAGCCGCACGCTGAGCGAAACCAGCCATTGGTACTCTCTTTCTCCCGACATCATGTTCGGGAGCGGGGCTTCGAAGCACACGCTCTTTCGAGCCGCAAAGTGCTGGCTTTGAACCAGCTCCGAAGCGCCGCTCCCGTACACGATCACTGTCCCCATCATACCAAGTGCCTGCTGCCCCGCATGAGAAGATGTGGAGAGCAGAAAGGAGGGTGCGAACATGAACAGCACCAATGATCTTATCCAGTCGGTCAAAGAGAACGTTACGATCCACCAGTGCGTTCAACTGCTCGGCATTCAGATGAACGTCGTGAAGGATCAGCTACGTGCGGCTTGCCCTACCTGCCGGACAGGTGGGCCGCGTGCCCTTTGCGTCACGCCGGGGCACAAACGCAACGACGGGTCGCTCGGCTCGTTCTACTGCCACGGCGGCAAGGTTGGGGGAGATAAGATTGGCCTCGTCGCCCACATTCGAAACCTGTCTCAGTCGGATGCGGCGAAGCTGATCCAGGAACATTACGGGTCAGGTCCGCAGAAGCGGGCAGTACCCGGCAATTCCCCCAGCCCACCTCAGAAAGAAAGGGCAGGCTTCGACATCGAGGCCTATGCGAAGCGGCTCGACCCGGAACACGACGCCCTGGCACCTCTCGGCATCTCCGCCGAAACGCTCAGGGAGTTCAAGGCTGGGTATGCCGTCAACGGCGTCCACAAGCTGCGGCTGGCGTTGCCGGTGTCGGACCAAACCGGAGCCATCCAGTTCTACGTCGGCCTTGCTCTCGGAGATGAGCAGCCAGCGATCAAGGTGCCGGAGGGCCACGATCCCACGCGTTACCTTTTCAACGCACACCAAGTGGAGCCCGGCGACGTGCTGTACGTCTGCCGGTCCCCGATCGATCTCTTGAAAGCGTGGGAGAACGGCGTGCGGAACATCGTTTCGTTCGTCGGCCCGATGGACTCGGACGCGCTTACACTTCTCGCCCACTTCATGGACCAGAACCAGATTCCGGCCATGGAGCCTATGTGACTGAACCGCCCCGCACGCGAATGTGCGGGGCATTCTTATGGAGAACTACCATGACTAAATTTGTGCTCGCTCTTCTCTGCGTCGTCGCCTTGACCAGCTCATCGTCTGCACAGCAGAAGCCCGGCTACGACAACTACACCTACTCAGGAGGCTTGACCTACGAGAACTACAGCTACGGAGACAAGCCGCAGTATGATGACGCAATTCACGGCGGCCGCTTCGAATATCTCGGTGGTGACTACTTCAAGCCTCCGAAGATTTCCGATCGGTACTTTGCCCCCATCCCTGCGGAACCTCCTACGAGTGGCTGCAAAAAGCCGGAATGCATCAAGTAATGCCATTCGCACGCTGGTTCAGCGATCCGAAGCCATACATGCTCACCTTCGTCTGCGAAGAGGAAGGTGGCTGCGGATGGATCGTGCTCATGGAAGCCATGCTCTATGACCCCGGAGAGCCGGTGTGGAATCCGATCAGCTGTCCTGAGTGCGACAAGTGCATGGTCGCAGTGACCGTGCGGGAAATGCCGATCATGAACCAATTCAGCGATGAGTGATTTTCGGCATGTTACGATTTAGTACGGCACGAGTGCCCACTAAATATCAAAGCACCAACAGCACTGAAAAGGCCGCTCCCCGCAAAGGAGCGGTTTTCATTTGGTACGATTAGGAGCGGACATCCTGTCCTTTGAAAGGAGTTCGCTATGTCTCTCATGCTTCATGCGGGAGCACAGGCGGTTACCTACGACGGCCTCCGCACCGTGCCAATGCCCGCAGCGACCGATACGCACGTTCCGGTCCCTCACCATGAAATCGTGGAGCTGGTTCGCTACACGCTCGGCTTCTACGGCCACGAAATCATGGACGAACACCACGGCGTCACCGAAGATGGCATGCGCTATTTCGGCCTCTTGTCCCTGCGGTCACCCTACGGCGACTACACTGATACCGTGGGCCTGCGCAACTCACACGACAAGAGCTTCCCGATCGGGATTGCGTTCGGAAGCCGCGTCTTCGTCTGCGACAACCTCGCCTTCATCGGCGAGCACGTCATCCGGCGCAAGCACACGGTCAAGGCCAAGCGTGAACTGCCGGGGCTTGTGACGGAGATCGTTGCTCCCCTGCGGGATCAGCGCATCGCCCAGAACCACAAGCTGCTGGCCTATCAAGGAACGCCGCTTAACGACGCGGCGGCCGACCACGCCATCATGACGATGTACAGGAATGACATCATCGGCGTGCAGCGAATCCCCGACGTGCTGGATCAATGGGAGAGGCCCACCCACGACTGGGGGGACAAAACGGCCTGGCGGTTATTCAACGCCGCGACCTTCGCCCTTGCTGGGAAGGTGGCAGAGAGGCCGGACCTCACCAAGCGTCTGCATCAGGTTATCGACGGAACGTGCGAGGTGAAACATTGAGCCATGCTCACCAACGTAAAACGCACCTACATGCTCGCCAACTACACGGTCGAGCTTCGCCCAAAAGGCTGGTTCTACTGGAAAAGTTATGGCGACAAGTCCGACGTAAAGGGACCGTACAGCTCCATTGCGTCCGTCACACTCATGATCGCCCGCCAACTAAAGCGGGAGATCACAAAGCGGGACGCGGTTCACGCCCTGCCTGAATGAAGCCGAAAGGCCAAGAGGAGAGCCACAGTTCGATAGGCTGTCCATCCGCGCCCACCTAGGCGTTGCAGATCAATCTCCAGCAGGTACGAGAGCTGCACGGGGCACGTCGGTATATCCTGTCGGGCGGCATGATGTCGTCACGTCCTACCATGCGGAGCAAACTACACACCCCGTCTTCTACAGGCGGGGTCTTTTTTGGTGATAAAATTGATGGGTGAAAGAGACTCCTATTCAGTCAGCGATCTGCGACTACCTTGCACTCAAGCGGTACTTCTTTTGGCGGCAGAACACGGCGCCCACATTCGACAAGGCAGGCGGCTTCTACCGTGCCATGCCTAAGCATTCGAAGAAGGGCGTGCCTGACATCATCGTCATCAAAGCCGGCCAGTTCATCGGCATTGAAGTGAAAACCGAGAAGGGGAAGCTCTCGCCCGAGCAAGTCGAGTTCGGCTCAGACTGCATCCTCAATGGCGGAATGTATCTGGTGGCGCGTAGTATTGACGACGTGCAGGCGGCGGGGCTGTGACCATTCAGTTTATTGCCCCGATCGTCCCAACAGTTTGCAAAATAAATCCAAGTATTACGAGGAAGATGCCAAAGCGCATGGGCGGCCTCCATCGACTGTGTAAAGCAAGAGCCTTTTGGTCAATGGCCTCTCCTACTTCCTTCTCCCATCTAGCCACCAAATGCGGGATAAGGTCCGTCGGTTCGCGCGGGTCCATCGGCTTGAGCCCTACCTTCCGCCGTAGTGACTGAAGAGAGGAGATGTATTTCATTTCGACGGACAGAGCGACGAGTGGCTCATCGGTTCTGTTCCGATATGCCCAAAGACTAGAGATTAAATACGTCGTCGGCTTGTGCAGCACCGAATTTAACGACCGCCATCGATAGATGCGATATTCGGGCAACAGGTCCCAAGCCAAGACTGCGAAACCGACTATATCCGAAACAAGACCAGCGACCGTTACCCAACCGAAGCTGATTTGTGTCCATGCAATGTTGAGCAAGTCATCCCCCCTTGTTATCAATCATCATAAATGACTGCAATTTAAACGCAAAGTTGGGGAAGGCATTTTGGGCCACTCTATGCTACAATTCCCAGATATAAGCTTGTCCGTTTGAGTGTGTGCCTCACTGACAAGCGGGGCACGCGTTCAAGCGCAAAGAATATGAGAATTAGGACAGTCATCGTTTCAGCAGCAGTACTTTGTTTAATCGCCCCATCCTTCACAGCAGCGGCATTCGTGGACGCATCGGCCGCCGCAAAGGCTCAGGTATCCGGCCTCTCGCAGCAGCAGCTCGACAGCTTGAATACGAAGGTGTTCAGTGACGCCCATCTAACAGCGAAGATTATCGGCTTCGACCGTAGCGAGATCGATCAGATCAAGGCGGAGCTTCAAGCATTGCGGAGCGAGAACGCCCAGCTCAGAGCCCAAGCCAGCTGGCAATCCGTAGGAGCGCCGCCAGCATCATCACTTGAGGCACGTGTGAGCGCGTTGGAGGGTAGCTTCAGCGCATTGCAGGGAACGCTCGTGACCGTTGTTCAAATGCTTACGAGCCTGCTTGCTAAGCTACAGTAGGCGTATGAAGGAACGCATCTACAAGATTCTGACGTTGGTCGGATATATCGCGCTCATTGTCCTGATCGCCTACAATTTCAGTATTCTGTTTCATCACGCATCAATCGTATGAGCCTCGACTATGCACTAGCGAAGGAGTTGAAGGACGCGGGGTTTCCCCTCAAGCAAGTTCCTGACGTTGTGATGGGTGGGCCGTTCAACAAAATTGATAATAAATTCTTTTATGACCCAACCCTCTCCGAACTCATAGAGGCGGGTGGGGACATGTTTGGCCTAGTGCAAAGGAAGTCAAACTGGATTGCGATGTCCGCAGATGCGATTTTCTATCGCGCAGGCTCCACCCCTGAAGAAGCCGTAGCCCGCCTGTGGCTCGCCCTGCATCAAAGCAGTGCGTGATACAATTGCCTGATATGGGCGCTCGCAAGAAGGACAAAGAGCCGAAGCCAGAACCACCGCTCAATCCCAAGCAGGAGCTGTTCTGCCGGTACTACGCTCAGAGCGGTGATTTCTTTGGTAACGCTACGCTGTCGTATGCGGAGGCCTATGACTACGAACTGGAAACGTTATCCGATGAACCTGAGTACGCCCTTGATGCAGAGGGGAAGAGCTTCAGCATCCCGAATGAGTATGACCGTGCCTACAAGGTGTGCTCTGTCGAGGCCAATAGGCTCCTAGGAAATCCTAGAGTTCAGGCCCGCATCACGATTCTATTGAACGAGCTTTTAAAGGACACCGTCGTAGACAGTCAGCTTGCGAAGTTGATCATGCAGGATGGCGACAACACGAATAAGATCGCCGGCATCCGCGAATACAATAAGCTCCGTGGCCGCATCATCGACAAGTCACAGGACGTGAGCCGCCTCCCATTTGGAGAGAGCGACCTATCCGCCGTGATCGCAACGCTCCCGCAGGAGCGCCAAGACTTTTTCTATGGAATCATCAACCAGCTCATCGACGAAGCCGAGCTTCTCAGAAGCACTGGCGCGTCTGAAATCGGCTTCGCTCGGTAGCCCGACGGACATACGCCGCAGGTACGGGTCGAAACCGATCAAGCTGCTTCGGTACATCGATCCGTCCATGCGCTTCCCCAAGAAGCTGCGTTTGATATTCGCCCTCATATGGCTTCGGCAGGACCAGCAGGGACGGCTCGCTACCCGTTTTATCATCAAGGGACCGCGTGGAGGCGGCAAGTCGAAGATCCTCGGCGCCCTGGGCTTCGTGAATTGGTTCCTGCAACTCCGCAGCATCGTGGACATGGGCGGGTCGCTCCTACAGGCCCAAGGCGTCTACAATTACTTCGTCAGTCACATCTACGCGCAGCCGACCATCGTTGGTGCTCTTCCGAGCGAACCCACGATCAACAAGACCGAGAGCGACAAGGGCAATTACTTCAAGGCCGTTGCAGCGTCTCCGAAGGCGGTCCGCGGCCCTCACCCCGATCACCTCTACATCGACGAGGCGTGCGAGACGAAGGACCAGCTCATCCTCGACGCCATGCCGATGGTGAACACATCTCCGTTCTCACTCGTTGTCATGACCTCGACCTTCCACAAAATCTTCGGCTACTTCCAAGAGACGTGGGACCGGGCGGAGGAGTTGGGCTGGGTCCGGCTGTCATGGGACAGCTTCGATGTGTGCCAGCAATTCGATCCGGCCATCTGGGATGACCCACAGCTCCGTCGAGAGATACCCGACATCGACAAGCTAAAGGAACGCGCCGCCGGCAGGACCGGCGATCCCGAGGGCTGGATACCCGTTTCGAACATCATCCAGGCATGGCGCGAAAAAACGACCGTCGACTATTTCGACGTGGAGTACATGGGCTCTCGCCCCTCAGCAGAAGGCATGGTCAACGACCCTGAAGACGTGGACGCATGCGTGATCGACGAGTTCGGCGAGTATGCCTATCGGACAGGGTCAGATACGGCAGGCGGTCTCGACTGGGGCTTCGCGGGCATGACCTCATGGACACCGTTGATGGCCCACAAGGACAACATCAAGGTGGAGTTGGGCGGGCGCACATGGAGCCAGGTCCGAAGTGGCGTCATCATTGCGGACATTGTGTCCGATGTCCTTAAGTACCGCATGTCCGTTATCCATGCGGATGCTTCACACCCTTTCGAAAATGCCGATCTCCGGGCAGCCATTAAGACCGCGATAGCTGCGCTCCCCCAGCGGGAGCAATTCAGGTGTGCGGTTGTAGAGGTGCCGTTCGGCCGTCCGGTTCAGGTCGCAGCCAATGAGAAGAGCGATAAGAAGCGGGAGCTATCCAAGAACCTTGGCACTGAGAAGGAAGTGATGCTCGGCAACTACCGCGCCTACTTCTCGCGCCGGCTCATGCGCATCCTGCGGGAATGCAAGACCGCTATCTGGCAACACAAGCGATACCGATATCAGAAGGGCAGCGACAAGCCCGTGAAAGAGGACGACCACATTCCCGATTCCACGATGCTTGCGCTTCGCAAATGGATGCTCGGGAAACAGACAGCATCATTGCCCGATGAAAAGAAGTCGACGAAGCGCGCGGAGTCCACAGTCACAGGCGGCTTGATGGAAGAACAGTTCTGAGCGTGGTGTATGATTAGCGCATGAATTTCTTTGGCGTGGAGATCGGTTTCACGCGAAACGCAGCCGAACCTAACTCGGTCACCACTTCGAAGTTGAAGAAGGGTCTTGAGATCGGCGACAGCGGCACACGTATTCTCAACGGTGTCATCAGCGAAGAATACAATCCGAAGCTCACCGACATTAAAGGCATCGCGATCTACGACGAGATGCGGAAGTCGGATGGTACGGTCAAGGCCGCCGTTCTCGCCGTCACGCTTCCGATCCGCTCAGCAGAATGGTTCATCAAACCGGCCAGCGAGGACGCGGAGGACCAGAAGATCGCCGACTTTGTGACGGCGTCTCTGTTCGAACACGACGACATCAGCTTCGCTGACTTCCTGAGGGAAGCGCTTCTCTCACTCATATTCGGCGTGATGGTATTCGAGAAGGTCTTCGCTACTCGCGAAATGGAGGGCGGCACCAAGATTGTATGGAGCAGGCTCGCAACGCGTCTTCCTCGATCGATCCAGAAATGGGCCATCGCGGACGGCAAGCCCGGCATCACTCAGAATAAAGCAGACGGCGCACCCGTCGAAATTCCGATGGAGAAGCTGATCGTCATTGTCCATGAGAAGGAAGGTGACAACTGGTGGGGCACATCCATCCTGCGGGCCGCCTACAAGCATTGGTTCATCAAGAACACTTTTTACAAGATCGACGCCATCGCCTTTGAGCGACAGGGCCTCGGCGTTCCGAAGGGCAAGCTTCCCGAAGGCTACACCGAGAACGATCGCTCCAAGATGGAGACGATCCTCAAGAACATGCGGGCCAACTCGCAGGCCTACATCATTCAGCCTGAAGGCTTCGAGGTTGATTTCATGGACATGATGGCGCGCACCACGCGCGATCCGAATGCGTCCATCGCCCACCATAATCGCGAAATCATGAAATCGGTCCTGGCTCAGTTTCTTGAGCTGGGGTCAACCGATGCGGGCGGCACGGGCGGCTCACGCGCCCTGTCCGAAGATCACTCAGACCTTTTCCTACAGTCCATCGAGGCAATCGCCCGATCATTTGCGACCGCATTCAACAAGCAGGCCATCAAGCAGCTCGTCGATCTCAATTTCGATAATGTAAAAAAGTACCCCGAGCTAGACTTCGAAGGCATCACCTCCGCAGACGTGGCGGCTCTGGCAGAGGCATATGAGAAGCTGGTCCGCAGCAACGGATTGACCGCTCAGGAAGCCGACGAGGACTACTTCCGAGAACTCCTTGCCATGCCGGAGTACGACGAGACCGGGAAGCGCGAGAAGCCGCAGCCGACGCCTCAGCCAGGTCTCGACCCGGACAAGATGAGCGAGCACCGGTACACACCTCTAAAAAAAAACTTCGCAGAAGGATTTAAGGCGTTCCGTAAACTGACGTTCGCCGAAGGAAAGGTCAATTTCGACAGTCTCAACGACAAAATGGACGAGCTGGAGGGCCAGTTCGACAGTGAGACCAAGGCACTCCTACAAGAAGCACGGCAGACGTATATGGCCACCTTCACGAAGGCTGCCCATGCCGGCGACACGAAGGCCATCAAGGACGCCACCTTGAAGGTTCAGGATGCATACGCGCGCATCATCAAGAACTCTCTGAAAAGCGCGTTTGAATTCGGTAAGAACAATGCCGCTAAGGAGATCGGAGCGAACGCCCCGGCAAATCCGGCCGAGGTGCTACGCCGTATCGACATCCAATCTGCGGCCATTGCCGATGCCCAAATCGCCGAGATCGTAACGGACAGCAAGAACGCCTACGTGGAGGCCCTATCGAAGGGCAACTCCGTCACCGCTGCGCTCGCAGCCGCCGATGCAGCCGCCGATGCTGCGATTACTACCCTAACCAGAGACGCATCAAGCATCCTCACCGCTGGTTATATAAACCATGGCCGGGACACCGTCTTCGACCGGAATGCCGATGACATTTATGCCTTGCAGCGTTCCGAACTTTTAGATGCTCGCACCTGCCCCTACTGCGAATCGATCGATGGCCGGATCGTCGAGAAGGACGATGATTTCGGACGCAATACGATCTTCCACTCCGGGTGCCGTGGTATTTGGGTTGCCATTCTGAAGGACGAGGAGGAGCTGCCACGCATCGACGGCATTCCGCAGACGTTAAGAGACAGATTCGGCGACGCGGTCAACGATCTCATTCAGCCGAAGAAACCAACGCGGAAACGCCACTGAACATGACTCTGGCGTAAATGCCATTCACCAGCGCATTCGCTATTTCGGACGCACCTGTTACGTATTCCTTGCTGAAGACTTCTAACTTGACCCCATCCTTATCGAAGCCATTTCGATGGACACAGTCGTGGCGGTACTCGACTGCCTTGAATAAATCGTTTTTTCTCTCGCCTAGAACTTCGAAAACGTCCACACCCAAAACGTTCTTGTACATCACATGCACTTTAGCGATGTTGTGGTATAGAACCGAGCGTAAATAGCTCCGGATTTCCTTATTCACCAGATCAGGGTCGGCATTGACCTCCGAGAGTCCGAACCGCCGTCCGGCAAGCTCGGTGTCAAATTGCAACAGCTTCTTTTTCTTTTCTTCGTCTTTCATCACGGCATTGATGAACGTATCTCCTAAGAACGCTTCGAGCGCCCCGATCAAGTGAGCGAAAACCATCCTGTTGATGAGATGCGTGCCGTCCCCGCCCGATGAATTCAATAACTCTATCGCTTGGTCGTGAGACGCCGTGAATATCCAATACGGATTGTCCGGCGGCTCGTAGTCTGCATCCCAGCCCTCGTCATCCTCATCAGAAGGCTCGTAATAGGCGAGTTCCGTCTCAATCGTTGTGTCAGGATAATCGTCCAACGTTATTTCACACGAGCTAGCGCTGTTGGAGCAGAAGGCCGGAAAGCCCGCCTTGCATTTCGGACATTGGACATCTGTTTGGTCTTCCGACCCCGCGTCCGACGCCCGTTCGGCGGACCAGTTGGGCTCTGGTACATCCACCTCAGTTGAAACCTGCGCCTTGCAGGCGGGGCAGGTGAACCGTACCCGGCACATAAACCTTTGCAATGACATAACCGTTTATCCCCAAACCTGAAGCGCCATTGCCGGAGCGGCCCTTCGTACATGCTGTATCATTGCAGCATGAAGCAAGGAGCACGTGATAGCCATCAGCGAATCGCGTTTGTCCAACTCTTCGGAGAAGGCGCTTCCTTTGCGGAACAGACGGAGATCCAAGTCGTCCCCACGGGCGAATGGAGTCATCCGGTGTACGGCGAGATGGAAATCACGCCCGACCACATCGCGGAGTTCGTTCAGAACTTCAAAGATAAGGTTAGGCTCGATATCCCGATCACCGCGGGGCACGATAACGGCGGGGGCGGCGGAGAGTTGCGCGCTATCGGTTGGTTCAGGGAACTGATCGACAGAGGCGTCAAAGGTCTCTCTGCGTTCGTGGAATGGACAGACGAGGGCAAGCAACTCATTGCGAGCGGCGCCTTCAAGTACTTCTCTCCCGAGTTTTATGAGGAGTACTCAGACCCACAGACCGGCGAGAAACGCGGTCACGTGCTGGTAGGCGGGGCGCTTACGAACAAGCCCTACTTCAAGGAATTGAAGCCAGTGGCGGCGTTCAGCGAGCCCGACATTATGAGACAATTTACAGACGATATGAATTTGAAAGACATTCTTTCCAAAAAGCCTGCCGATCTCTCCGCTGAGGAGAAGGCGTTCGTGCAGGAGCACAAATCGGAACTTGATGCCTCTCAGACAGAGGATTTCAAGAGTGTTCTCGAAGAACCGACGGATGAGACCAAGGACGCACCAAAAGACGAACCGAAGGACGCTCCGAAGGATGAGCCTGCGCCGAAGGACGATAAAGTCGACGCGAGCGAAAAGGGCAAGTTTATCCAGATGTCCGAAGCGGAAGCGACGGCACTTCGCACAGCGGCCAATCAGGGCGCGAAGGCGTTTGCCGAAGTCGAGAGGATGAAGATCAACGACGAGGTGAAGAAGCTTGTCTTCTCAGCAGGAAATGCGGAGAGCCGCATCCTGCCGAAGCAACAGGACGCGACAGTCGCTCTTATGCTCTCCATGTCGGAGGCGCAGCGCAAGGACTTCCGCACTTTCCTCACGGGCCTTCCTAAGCTCGATCAGAAGCTCTTCTCCGAAATCGGCGATGACGGCAAGGACCGTGACGGATCAGTCGAAAGCATCTTCAGCGAGATCAAATCTCTCGCAGATGCCAAAATCGTTGCCTCAGCAGGCAAGCTCGACTTCGCTCGGGCACTCGTCCAGGTCTACTCGGAAAAGCCGGAGCTTAAGACCGCTTACGAGAACGCGCTCGCTCAGAACGTAGCAGCTTAGTCACTAATCACTTCCATTTATGGCATCAGAAAATATCGGCTTCGTCGCCTCACGTGAGGCGGGCGAGGCAATGACAGACAAACAGCATTACATCGTTCAGCTTGACGCAACCGGAAAAATCGAGGTTGCGGAAAGCGCTACCGACCTAATCGTCGGCGTTCTTCAGAACACTCCGGGTGCGGGAGAACAGGCCGTCTATGCTTTCGGCGGAACCGCCAAGGTGAAGGCAGGTGGCGCAGTTGGCGTCGGCGCATACGTAACCTCGGACGGAAGCGGCAAAGGTGTTGCCACTACGACTGACAAGGACGTCGTGATCGGCCGCCACATTGGTACGTCAGCCGCCGCAGACGGGGACCTCATGGAGGTCCAGCTCGGCATCCACAAGATCTCCATTTAGTCACCTACTCATTCAGCTAATTCTTATGACCAATAGATATCAGGGAGTTGACCCGATCCTGTCGCAAGTCTCGATTGGGTACCAGAACTCCGCATACATCGCCGACCTGCTCTTCCCGACAATCGGCGTTAAGAAGCAGTCCGGGAAGCACTTCATTTACGACAAGGGAGCATTCCGATCCGAAGACACCGGACGCGGGCCAGGTGCTCGTTCGAAGGAGGTCACTCACAACCTCACTACAGGTCTTCCATACTTCGCGGAAGATCACGCGTTGAAGGAATTCGTCGCGGACGAAGACGTTGATAACGCAGCAGAAGGCGTAGACCCATACGTCGATGCAACACAGAACGTTACAGAGAAGCTCTTCGTAGGAAAGGAAATCGAACTCGCAACAGCTCTTACCGACACTGCGATTATGACTCAGAACGACACTCTTTCGGGAACGGATCAGTGGTCGGATTACGACAACTCAGACCCCGTAACCGATATTCGAGCAGCTAAGCAAACAATTCATCAGAACATCCATGTCGATGCGAACACACTCGTGCTAGGAAAACAGGTCGTCGACAAACTTGTTGACCATCCGGCGATTATCGAGCGCGTGAAGTACTCACAGCTCGGCATCCTCAATACAGACCTGCTTGCTCGCTTCTTTGACGTTGAACGCGTCATCGTTGGCGCAGCCGGTAAGAACACTGGAAAGGAGGGTCAGGCCGACGCAATGTCCTACATTTGGGGTAAACACGCGATCCTCGCGTACATCAACCCTCGTATGGGGCAGAAGTCCATTACTCTCGGAACCACGTACCGCTGGAAAACCCGCGTTACGGAACGCCTCAACGGTACCGACGAGCGCGACCGCCGAGGCCAGTTCATCCGTGTGGGTGATGACTACTACGATCAGAAACTGGTCGCAGCAGAGGCCGGCTACTTGCTCAAGAACGTCGTCGCTTAATCGATCGCAGGCAGCCCGGCAGCAATGCCGGGCCACCTGCACAACCCAATATCTATGGTTACAACAATCAAACGAGGCAGGATCGTTGCGAATGACTACGGCATCAGAAACGGCAATGCGATCACGCGCACAAAACGAACAGGCACCGTCGTCACAGAGATGGCAGTCGCAGTGTTCGATCCTTCCGCAAACACGGCCCAGCGCCCAGTCGGCGCATACGGCCTTGGTGTTTACCTTCCAGCAAAGGCGATCATCAAGCGCATATTCGTGGACGTGGTCACAACCTTCACATCTGCTGGAGCTGACGCCGGCACCATTGCCATTCACGCTCAGGCAGCGGACGACATCATTGCGGCTATCGCAATCTCGGACGCTTCGAACGTCTGGGACGCTGGTATTCACGGATCAAAGGTAGGCTTCCCGAACCTGGGCGCCGACGCCGCACATGACAGCGCCCTTGAGGTAGCTGCCCTGTTCGCTGCTACGGCCGTCAAGACAACAGCGATCCGAGAGATCACCGCAACCGTAGCGGTTCAGGCTCTTACCGCAGGCAAGGCCAACATCTTCGTGGAGTACGTTATCAGCGACTAACACGCTCTCTATGTCTCAATATTTCGTAAAAGCAAATCTCAGACACAACGGCCGCCGATACAATGTCGGCGACACCATTGAACTCTCGGAAGCGCAGGCCCGACCACTCGCACACGCGATTCAGGACGAGCCCGTAAGCGCGCCGGAAGCACCGGCAGAAGTCCAAACACCGACGACCCCGGTTGCTGAAGTGTCAGTAGGAGGCGAGCGCTCAGATACAGGAGAACCGTCCATCGACGGCACCTCTGACGCAATTCGCTCCGAAGCGGAGGATGTGACGCCTATCGTCAGCGCGCCGGAAGCACCGGCAGAAGAGACAAAGCCGGAGGCAACGGCAAAACGCGGCCAGTCGAGCCGTGGAAAGCAGACCAAGACGGAGGAAACAGCACCGGTTACTGATGCCACTCCGGCCGTTGATCCGTCAGCCAACCTCTAGCGTATGTTCTCCCTCAAAGTAGGACAGGCAGAACAGTACCTCGACATCGCGGAGAACGAGACGCGCATTCGCGTCCCGTTTCAGATCAATGACGACGAAGGCAATACCGTTGCACAGCGTATCGAGAGCTTCCCTCTTCTCGCCACGGAAGAAGAGATACGCGACACCCTGCAGCGTCACCTCGCTCTCTTCATAGCTGAAGAATCACAGGCAGAAGCCAGCAAGGCCCGTCAAGAGGCGCACGATGAAGCGCAGGCGGTCGCAGACAGCATTAGTAGCATCACAATCGAACTATGAAATCACCAACAGCTAGTCCGATGGCTCAGGCCGTGGGCTACGAGAACGTCGAGTACGTTCTTCGGGATTTCCAAGGGAACATCAAGCCGATGTTTCAGGAGTACCGGCTCACTCAATGGCTCATCAAGCACGGCTATCTTAGCCCGCTCTGGATAAACACTGGGTACGCGCGGCTCATCAGTCCATTGCTGGGCTATTGGGCAACTTCTAAACGTGTCCGCAACGGCATCCCGACAGTCGGTAAGGCATTGATCGCCGGCCGATTGAACGCGTCAGGCGCTCCGGCCGCGGCTGACTACATCGCGGTAGGCACCGGCACGAACGCATTTGCGGCAGGCGACACGACGCTGCAAACCGAGACAGCGGCGTCCGGCCTCTCACGCGCACAGGGCACGGTTTCGCTCGTGACGACAACGACCACCAACGACACGGCCCAGGTCACCAAGACCTTTACCGTGAGTGGAACCGTTGCAGTCACGGAGTCCGGCCTCTTGAACGCTTCATCGTCCGGCACGCTCGCAGCACGTCAGACATTCACGGTCATCAACGTTGTAAGCGGCGACAGCCTCGCGATCACGTGGAAAATCGTAATCTCATAAGGTCTTGCTTCGGCTTCTCTCTCTGAGAGCGGCCGGGCCGATCACCTTATGCATCACAACGACCAGATTGATTTCTATGACGCAGCATACGCAGCCGAGCGTGCTCCCTCAATCATTGTTCGAAGTATCCCAGCCCCGCTCAGCATCAAAGACGGCGTTGAGCATATCAACCCGCACGTCTCTCGCTTCGAATTGAAAGGCGGTCAGACCATGGACGTGTTCCATGTGAAGCCCATCTACTACCTGCATCAGAACGGCGGATGGCGTCCCATGGGGGAAATCGCGCATGCATTCGGAAACAAATGGATCGATCTAAAGGAAGACTGGGCGCAGAGCTTGGATTTGCGATACCTCGCGTGGCTGATGAAACGCATGGAATTGATCCAAGGCGCTGTGCGAATACCTTCGCCATTTCGTGTTGGAGAATACGTTGCGCTGGATTCTCAACGCATCCATTTCACCGTTACCACATTCTTTCCTGACCCTAACCCCGAGACAACCACCGTTGATGGATACGTTGGCCGCATCTCCTCGACTGTTACGTGGGCGACAATTATTGCAGGGGCCGGCACAACAAAAAATGATTCAGACGCCGACAGTGAATGTATGATGATGGAAAAAATAGCATCCGGAGACTCGTATGATGCCCTCTTTCGTTCGATTTTCCTTTTCGATACTTCGGCGATTCCCGACACTGACACTATCAGCGGCGCGATACTTTCTTTGAAAGGGACAACGAAGGGGGACAATATCGGCTGTACACCTGACATCAATATATATGGCTCAACCCCTGCCTCAAATACGGCTCTCGTAAACGCAGATTTCACGCAGGTAGGGTCTACTGCATACGCTACAGCAATTTCTTACGCCTCATACAGCACCAGCGCCTACAACGACTTCACATTCAACGGCACTGGTATCGCCGCAATCTCGAAGACAGGCGTATCAAAGTTTGGGGCGCGTAATGCAAACTACGACGTTGCCGCAGTAACACCTTCCACATCTGGCGTGATAGCCAGTTCGTGGATGAACTGCAATATGGCTGACGTTGCGCTGACAACCTCAGACCCAAAGCTCGCTGTCACATACACCAGCAGCACAGCGTACACGAAGACACTTACCGAAACTCCCACAGCCACAGCTTCCCTTATTAAAGGACCTGTACGAACACTGGCCGAGACGGTCACAAGCACAGCCACGATAATAAAAACAACAACACGAACCCTTACTCAGACGGTTACGAGCACCGCAACGTTCACTCGCGTCTGGACCATCGGACGCACTCTCACTGAGGGCGTGACTAGCACCGCAACCTATTTTGCGGCCACGTCGCGCACCCTTTCGGAAACCATCACCGCCACAGACACCTTCAGCCGCGTAGTCACGTTTGGCAGAAACTTGACCGAAGCAATTTCCGCGAGCGCGAGCGTAATCAAGGCCACGAGTAGAACGTTGGCAGACAGTGCAGCCGCCGCCGACACGATCATCCGAACAGCAACACGCCTGCTCACCGAGAGCGCAACAGCTTCAGCATCATTCATGCAAACTGTGTCTCGCACCCTTGCCGAAAGCATCACAGCGAGTGACGTGTTTGCCTACGTGCAAGAGAAAACTGCGATCCTCACGGAGGCGGTTGAGGCGGTAGACACATTTCTCCGATCGATCGGCCGGACGCTAGAGGAAGCAATAATTGCCCTTGAAGCCTTGGTTTCGTCCAGGGAAACAGCAGCTACACTGTCCGAAACGATCACGGCATCCGATACCGTACTTAAGACAGCCTCGCGCACGCTCTCGGACGTTCTAACGGTCACGGACACCGTCATTCGAACGGTGCAGAGGACGCTCGAAGAAGCCCTTGCAGCAGTCGACACAATCCTGAGGGGCTTCGCAACGACGCTCACGGACAATGTGACGGCGACCAGCACCAATGTCCGAGATACCGCACGCACCCTCTATGAGACCACGTCCGCAACAGGGTCCGTTATCCGAACCGTGGCGCGCACGCTTTTCGAGAGCCTCACAGCCACTGACACCTTCATCCATCGGTTCATCGCCTCGCCCGCGCGCAAGGGCTTGCTGATCCTCAGAACGGCTGGCAACCGCGCCGCCACTCTGCTCGGCACAAGCCGCACGAAGATCGTGCTAAAATCGAAGAACGACCCAACCACATACTTATGAGATTTCTCGCTGCACCAACTGAAGACTTCATCAAGTTCGAAAGGACCGTGCTCAGCGCTGACGTAACTGCCGGCACGAGTGTCGCTCTCCCGGTACAGAATAGCGACGGTCTTAGCGTAGATGACTTCATTGTCATTGGGCACGAGGGGAGCGAACTCGCAGAGCTACAACAGATCAACCAGGCCGTCTCGGCTGCTGGCAGCGTGCGCGTGGCAACACTGAAATTCAATCATACCAAGGGCGAGCCAGTCGTTCGTTATCGATACAATCAGCGGAAATTCTACGGCGCGACGACCGCAGGCGGTACGTACACGGAGCTGACCAGCGACGGATCGCCGAAGGGCATCCAGGTCGACGACCCGCAAGGAACCGTCCTCGAATATTCCGCCGACACGTACAGCTACTTCAAAGCCACCTACTACAACAGCACTCTGCTTGAGGAGACCGACGAGGCCGATTCAGAGGCCGTGCAGGCGGATGAAAGCCTACGCTACACATCACTTTGGGCGATCCGCAAGCACGCGGGACTGGCCGGAAATCCTTTCTACTCAGACCTTCGCTTGGAAACGAAGCGCAAGCAGGCTGAGAACGAGATCAATAGCGTGCTGTCGGCACGGTATGTTTTACCGCTTGCCGAAACCCCCGCCCTGCTCGGGCAAATTTGTGAACTGTTAGCAGCCGGATACATCGACTACGAGGAATTTGGCTCAGAGGGCCAGGGAGCTAAATGGCTTGGCGAGGCACGTGCCCTTCTAAAAGCGCTCAGGAACGGCACCCAGCTCCTTATCGGCGTGGACGGGACCGAACTCACACGGCATTCCAAGACAGACACCCTCGACGGCTACCCGAACGCAGCGGACATCGACGACGCCCAGTTCACGATGGCCGACCGCTACTGATACAATGATTGCTATGATCAATCTGCTCGCATTCCTCCTCTCCTTGGCTCTATCCGTCGGACTGGTCGTATTTGTTAAGCGCCGCTATCTTGACGACTAGCTATGTATGGCATTCCAACTTCAGTGGAGCATCGAAGGGGACACACAGCTCTCGCGTCGACTGATCGGATTGGAAGGGGCGCTGAGCGACTATCGCCGTCCATTCGGCGATGCAGCGAATTACCTCAAGACCACGTTTTCCCGCGACGTGTTCGATACGCAAGGCGGGGCGATTGGGGAGCGATGGACCCGGTTGTCGCCGTACACGGTCGCCCAGAAGGCGCGAAAGGGCTACCCGAGCACGCCGCTTATCGGAACGGGATCGATGCGGAACAGCTTTCAGACCATTGTGTCATCCGACCAAGCCGTGGTCTACAACACGGCCGCATACTTCAAATTCCATCAATCGAAAGCACCGCGCAAGAACTTGCCGCGACGTGTAATGATGAAGCTTGCCGACCGGCAAAAGGAAACCATCGTCCGGTTCTTTCAGGAGCACATACAAGCATCACTCCATAGACCATGAACTACACAGACCCCGTAATCAGCGTGTACATCGATCTCATCAAGGCGCACACTGGCGCCATCAAAACGTTTTACCAAGGCGAGCCGATCCGCATTCCGGCATCGAACTTCCCGTGTGCCATAATTTCGAAGCGTCAGACACGAGTGGGCGTTCACACGAACGCCGAGGACGAGCACGGGATGGCGCTCTCGATCACTGTCATTACCGATGTTCGCAAAGACCTCACCAGCGACGAGAACGTGAGCGCAGCCGTTGCCGGGGTTGCGACGCTCTATGATTTGGTAGAGGGCCGTAACGCCGACCTGACTTTGAAGGAAGATTCGCTCCTCGGCATCTTGCGCGGCAATATTCTGGTAGACGCTGACCGTGGGCTGCGCACAGATCTCGGCGCTCAGACGATTGTCGACTACGGCCTCACTTTGCGCGATCGAGCGCCGGAAGCGTGGTCGATTGAAGCACGTGTGGATATCGTCGCGTCTTTCACACAAGTGCGGTAGAATGCATGCATATGACATTCGTCACGTCGCGCAAGTCCGTTGATTTCCCAAAGCTGAATTGGGGCATCACCGCAGGAGAGACGCGCGAACTCCCCGAAGATAAAAAAGCGCAGGCGGTCATCCTCGCCCATCCCGCCATTTCAAAATCGAAGGAGAAGAAGCCGCTTACTAACTAGCCAATAATTTATGGCAAAGACATCAGGCACACAGACCAACGTCGGCATCGGTATCGAGACCACCCCAGGCACCGCAGTAGCGGCAACCCATTTCCCGAAATGGACTGAGCTTTCACTTCAAGGCGTCTCTGAAAAGGAAATGCTCACGTCGCAGCGCGGCGTGCGGAACATGAGTTCCGATAGCATGATCAAGCGCAAGTTCTCGCGCGGATCACTCGGCGTCGTTCCAAACGGCGATATCGCAGCCCCTCTCTTTTACCTTACGCTTGGCTCTAAATCGAGCGGGAGTGTCACGGACGGCACCTACACCCACACCTTCACCGTCCAGAACGCTAACGCATCCATGAAGACCGCGACTGTCCTCGTTGAAGACGGAGGGATCGTAACGGAGAGATACGCAAACTGTGTAGTGAACACCCTCGATCTTTCCGTGGCGGACAGTTATGCGCGCATGACCGCACAGATGCTCGGGGGTTATCCTGACACAGGCAGCGTGACCGAATCATTCGCCCAGGAGAATGAGTACGCCTATCATCAGATGACCGTGAAGTTTGGGACATCTCTTTCGAACGCAGCCGGCAACAGCGCAACCCCGCTCAAATCTTTCAATCTCACCATCAACAACAACGTGCTTCTTGACGAGGCGTTTCTCTCGGGAAGCAATCAGCCGGCAGCAGGAGGCTTTGTTGCTGGACGCTTCCAGGCGACCGGCTCCTACTCGTTGCACTTCGAAAGCACGGCAGAACTCGACAAGTACAAGGCCAACACCAAGAACGCCTGCATCGTGACCTTCACGGGCGCTGTCACGGGTGGCGGCACCACACCTGAGACAATCACGATCAAGTTAGGCCGTCTGGTGCTCACGGGCGAGCCGAAGCAGTACAATCTCGACGGCATCACCATCCTCACGCAGGAATTCGAAGTCGAATACGAAGCGACAGACAAGGAGGTACAGGTTGTCGTCGTAAACGACACCGTCAGCTACGCTTAATATGCGACCTACCCACGAATTTAAGACCAGCGGCGGGCATACCATCGTCCTCAACGACTACATCACCGGAGCTGAGAACTGGGCCATTCGCCAAATTTACATTGATGGACTGAAGAAGGACGAGACCTCTACCGCCTTGGAAGCAGAGAAGAAGGCATTCGAAATCGTCATCGTTTCAATCGACGACATCACTGACAATATTGCTGAGGCCGTGCTCGCGCTTCCACTTGCCGAATACAACGAGATCGCAGCCGAAGTGACGCCCATCGTGGAGGGTAAAAAAAAATCAGAGAACTCCTCGCAACGTACATCACCGACGGACGGCTCACTGGCGAACTCATCATCCTAGAAATTTGCCGCCTCTACGGATGGACGTATCACGAGTACATGTCCCAGCCGCATTGGTTCACTGAGCTGGCGATTGAGAAGCTGATTGTCGACAACAAAAAGGCGAAGCCGACTGGCGGTGTACAATAACCGTATATGGCTCTCTTTGGAGGCAACGACCAAGAACTTCGCGTAACGATCAAGGCGAAGGACGAAGCAAGTAAAGATATTGCCAAGGTTCAGACATCGATCGGTCGCTTGGCCGGAGGCGTCGCCGTCGGCACCATCGCCGTAGACGCGCTCCGCACGGGTTTTCGGTTCCTGTCAGGTGTAGTAACCGACTCCATTCGCGAATTCGAGCAGCAGAATCTAGCAGTTGCTCAGATGAACGCGACTTTGCGTTCCACCGGTTTCGCCGCCGGGCTGACTGCGCGCCAGCTAGTCGACCTAGCGGAAAAGCTCTCGGCAACGTCCCTGTATACGGATGACGCCGTTCTGTCGGCCCAGAACCTCCTCCTGACCTTCACGAACATCACCGGGGACACTTTCCCGCGCGCGACTGAAGCCGTCCTGAACATGAGCACGGCTCTCGGCCAGGACTTATCATCGAGCGCGATCCAACTCGGCAAGGCTCTCAACAATCCGATTGAGGGCGTATCAGCCCTTCAACGCGTTGGCGTTAATTTCAATAATTCCCAGCAAGAGATGATCGAGAAGATGGTCAAGACCGGCCGGACCATCGACGCTCAAACCTTTATTCTGCAAGAGCTGGAGCGTGAGTTCGGGAACAGCGCCAAGAGTGCCTACGAGGCCGCCAGCTCGATCACACGGCTGCAAAAGAACGTCGGCGAACTGAAGGAGGATATCGGCTCCGGCCTCACTCCCGCGATCAATAACCTGTTCGGCGCGTTCGAAGCGGTCACGCGCGGAATGGGGCGAAACGTTGATGTTGGAAAGGTCACGTTCAGGACATTCGCCACCATCGGAGAGTTTGCGGCGAACACCGCCGCAGGCGTGCGCTTCCTAGCCGGCGAGATCGTTAAGCTCGGATCGTACGTCGTCCAAGTCGCAAGCGTGGTGGGAGTATTTGGCAAGGGCGCGCGACAGGGCTTCGCCAACTTCCGGGAGGGAGTGCAGGAGGGAACCGACACGTTTGTAGATTTCGCGCTCACCCTTAAACAAAAGAACGAATCCGTTTTGAACACGTGGGGCGACCTAACCAGTGAAGCGCGCGTCTTTGGCGCAGTAGGTCCAGCCGCGTATCAAGCAACTGGAAAGGAAGCAGAGGCCGCGGCTAAGAAGATGAACCAGACAAAACAAGCCGTCGCTGAGACACGCCGGGAGATCGATAATTTCCGCAAGTCGCTGCAAGACGACACCACGACGCTTGCCACCGCCTTCGTAGAGCAGGAGCAGAAAGTCGAGGACATCCGAAAGCAACTTGCCGAGGAAGAAGCGAAGCCGCTTGCCGACCGCGACCGGAGGCGCGTTCTTGAGTTGCGCTCATCCCTTAATAGAGAGCACGAGGCCCTACAGCAAGCCCGCACCATCGAGGACCAGCTACCAACCCAGACTGTCGAGGCGCGCAGGCGTGCAGGGCTCACGGACTTCTCGCGCGAGGTCGAGGACATCATGGATCGGAGCATCGCAAAGCGCGATGACTTCCGTCAGCAGATCGTGCTCAACGTGAATTTCCATGACGCTGTAGCAGGCGACGACGGTATTCGTCGTATCATCAATCAGGCAATGGCAGAGCTTAATAGACAGGCAACGCTCACGAGCGCCGCTGGCCGCTGATATACTTCTCTTATGACCGTCATTTACGATGGAACGGAGCTGATCTCAGCAACGTATATGACACGCTTTGTAAAGCACGAAAGTGTTGCTGATCGAAGCCTCGTCACTCTGCCCCTTGCACGCGACGATGGAGAAGTTCTTGTTGCGGAGCGCTATGGGCGCAAGCTGATCCGACTACAGGGGGTTATTCGCGGCGCATCGCAGTCGGCTCTCGAAACCGCTATCGACGCGTTCACAGAACTCTTTTCGAGGCCGGAAAAAAATCTCGATATAGATTGGGCTGGCGGCACCCGGCGCTTTGTCGCGACCTGTATCCGTCACGATTTTGATCGGGATCACTACCACCTCAGTGTCGTCCCTTGGGCCGCTGACTTCGTCGTGCTCACAGGCGAAGGCACCGACACAACGACGACAAGCCCCGCCGAGGCGAACGGCGATCTCATTTCATTTAACGGAATCACCACGTTCGGCGAAACCTCATTTCCTCTTTTAGGAAGTAAGCCCCCCCGACCCATCATCTCGCTCGGCGGACTTTTTGGCCCGGCCGTGAAGGGCGTCGAATACAAGAACACTGACAATGACCAGCGGATCATTTCGACCTACCCCGGAGACTGGGGAATCGGCCGCACGGTGACTATCGACTGCCTGGCTAAGACCGTTCAGGGTGATGTCATCGACGGCGTCATTAAAGACATGCCCTTCTATGGCATCTTCCCGAGCTTCAAAATCGGCACCAACAACGTACAGATCACCCTTGGAGGCATCGTCAATCAGAAAAGCCATGACCAAAGCCTCACCGAACTGACACAGGAAGACAGTCTCTCGGCCTCGACGGCGTACCTCGCGCAGAGCTTCCAAGTGCCATATGCCGATTCGACGTTCCAAGGAGTGACAGTCGCCCTCCGAAAGATTGGAACCCCCGGCTCACTCACATGGCGGATTGAAACCGACAACGGGGGCAAGCCTTCAGGAACGCTCGTCAGCGCAGATGCCACCGCCACCGTAGCTGCCGCCTTGGTCAGCACCTCCCTCTCGTACAAAACGATGTATTCGACGAACGCCTGGGCGCTCGATTCGAATGCTACCTACTGGTTGGTCCTCAAAGCCGCCTCTGGTGACGGTTCGAACCGCTACGCGTGTGGATTTGTTACGCCCGGCCTCTACCCCCGAGGCCACGCGCGGAATTCCAGCGATTCTGGATCGACGTGGTCGGACTACACTCCCAAGACAGACCTCATGTTCCGCATCCTGTACGGCGGAATCCCCGCAAGCACGTCAATCGCTCACACCGTCTCTTACTACAAGACCTACCTGTAATGTATGGCGGTCACAAAGAAGCGCGTCTTCGCCCGTGTCAGTAGCACCCAAGGCGATCCAATCACGATCTGGTATCAAATCCAATTCCACGGCTTTTCGAAGCAGCTCAATGCCGGTCCTGGCGAGTGCGTCTTATCGTTGCCTCTGTCATTCGACTACGACGGACTGGACCTTAAAACTGGAAATGACGTCGAGATAAATGTTATCGACGCGGACTCATCTACCCATGAATTCGACGGAGCCGGCACCCGCTTGATCTACAAGGGGTACATTTCTCTTGTAGAGCGTTCGGTCACAGGCCCAAAAGAGACAGTGCAGGTTCACCTTCTCGGCTACTACACCCAGCTTGCTCTTGATATCCTAAAATCCGGGTCTCAGACCACGCTTTACTCCCACGCAACCACGGGACTGACCACCTCATCAGGCTCCCAAGCTGCGGCCGACATCGGCCTGTTGTTCCGCACCATCATCGATCGATACCGTGCCGAGACCGTTTCACCGAAGCTGTACTACAACGGCCAGAGCGATATCCCGAACACCGGAACGTCCGTCACCTACACTTTTCAGCGAAAGACATATCGCCAATCGCTCGACACGCTGAAGGCGCTCGCTCCTGAAGGCGTCTACTGGTACGCTGACGAACATGGCCGGATCACCTTTCAGGAAAAACCATCATCGCCGACCCACACCTTCGTCTTCGGCAAGCATTTCACTGCCGTTCGAATCGAACAGAGCATAGAGAAGCTCCGCAACGTCCTGCTGCTGTGGGACGGCGCCTCTCTCCACAAGCAATATAAAGATGACCTATCGATCGCTACCTACGGCCGGCGCGCGGAAGCTCTGAACGACTACGGCATCGCCGACAGCGACGCCGCCGACGAGATGGGCGCGAAGTTCCTTGCGGAAAACAAGGAGCCCGAGACGAAGGTCATTTGTACGATCCTCGACAATGCCGATGGCGTGAAGGGCTATGACATCGAGAACATCCAGCCGGGCGACACGTGCTCCTTCGTTGGATTCAGCTCGACCCTGACCGACATGTTCCGCGACAACATGCTCATCACGCGTGTCGCCTATAAACTCGATGCAGTAGAGATCGAAGTCGAACTCGGAAAGAGCGGATTGTTCGACGTGCAGGCGCGACAGAGCCGCGAGATCAGCGACATTGGAAACGGTGGATTGGGAGTACCTGCAACGTATTCGTAGGTTATTATTGAGCGACATATGGCCGAACGATATTCGAACCGAGAGATTGATGCGCTCGCCACAAAACTCGGCGACAAGATCGATAACTTCAAAAATGTCCTTGAGTTGAAGATGAGTGATAACCACAAAGCGGCGGCCGATTCACTGTCTCGCATTGAAATGCAAGTCGGCTACACGAACGGCAAGGTGAAAAAGATCACGCTCGCCCTCGTTTTATTGGGCGGCGTTTGCATCGGCCTCGGCTTTCAACAGGTCAGCCCATTTTTGGGCTTAATCTTATAAGCCGGGTGCTAGACTGAAAGGCGTATGAACCACCTGCCGGTTAAGACCTACAAGCACGCCCTCTACCCAAACGGCAGCGTTACGCAGTGGTTCGGCGTGAATGCAGCGCTTTACGGTAAGGCTGTCTGCTACCCGGACGCATCCATGCCTACAAAGAAATACTGCCTCTCCGGCCACAACGGCATCGACATCGTGGCTCCTTGGGGAACGCCAATGTACGCCGTGGAGGACGGCATTATCACCGACGTGTCGCACTCGACCACTGGATACGGTAAATCCCTGAAGATCATGTCGGACGCTGGGGAGGTCGTGAACGAGTGGGTCTTCGGCCACTGCTCTGAGATTTTTGTAAAGAACGGCCAGACCGTCACAGCGGGGCAGCTCGTCGCGAATATGGGCAACACGGGATTCGTCGTATCCGGGGCTACACCGTACTGGAAATACAATCCCTATGCCGGAACCCACCTCCACCTCGGAAAGCGCGTGTGGCGCAAGGTAGACACCAATTACACGATGGTGCTGAAGGGCCAGCCTCTCGCCATGGTCGACTACTACAACGGCTTCTACGGGTACGTCGACTTCTCGGCCGAGCTGGGCGCGCTCGTTGGCCTTGTCGACACAATGGACGTAGCCGCCAAACGGCTCACCCTCAACTCTCTCTACAATCAGCTCGCGGCCGTCATCAAGCAGCAGCGTTCCTCCTGACGCCCTCCCTCGCAGCCCTCTCGACCGGGGCTTTCGACACGAGCGAGGGCGGCGGGCAGAACCGCTTTATCAACTAACAACCTTTCTATGGAATGGATACTTGGAGTAATCGTTTCGCTGTTCGTCGAATGGGCGAAGCGCACGTTCGGGACCGACGTCTTCGGCACCTACATCGTGGTTCTCGTCTTGTCGTTCGTAGCAGCGGTAACCTACGTGTACCTGAAAGACACCGCGCTCTGGCCCGTGCTCGTGCAAATCGTGACTGTGGCAGGATCGTTCTATGCGTTCGTCCTTGCCCGTTTTAAAGACGAATAAACCGCCGCTCATAACGACATCTAAGAGCCCCCTCCAGTGGGGCTCTTGTTGTGGTAGATAGCCCGAGGAGGAGAAGCCGATGTCAGACGAAGAGAAACTTCCGTTCAAGATCAAGTTTGTTAAACCGGGCGACAAATTGAAGCGTCAGCCCCCAAGGAACACGGGCACGTTTCAGCACGACATGAGCCAATTCTATGTTCTGAAGTCCCTGTTCGAGGACATTTTTGACCACACCGTTTACATGGACTTGAAAGAAAACTCGACCATTTCCGACTGGCGCAAGCACACAAAGCGGCTCCTGGACGCCATAGCAGTCTCGATAAAAAGCACCGTGAAGATCGCCGACCAAAATTGGCGCGATCAGATGGCTGAGATCATCGCAGAAGGAAAGGAACGAATCGGAGAGACCCAAACGCCGGAGGATATGTTCGCTTGCCTCTCAGCCACGCTTACTCGCATTGTCTTCCTTCAAATCGGCTTCATACCAACGCGCGGACGTAAAAATAAGCCGACGCCGCTCGCTTCCTATTATTGGACCCTCAATAGCTTCAGAAGCGTCCAATACGTTCAGGACGATGAGCAGCGAGCCAAACTCGACGAATATCTTGCCGTCCTTGCGTCCCGGCGCCGACCGCTTGAAAACGAAAACCCCGCATGAAGCGGGGTTTCGTTTGAGCCAGGCATTGCGCGGACCCTGTTGGAGACGTTCCTGATGCAATCTTCGTAAAAAATATGGGAAGCGTATCCGCGTAGGAGCGTCGGTGGGGCTTGCCCTTGCCGGTCCTGACCTACTACAATTTTAGCACCAATTTGGAGAGGCAAAATGGCGGACATAAACCCTGAGATCACCGAGGGACTTAAACGGCCTGACGGCGTGGACTGGTTCTTTGAGCAGTTCATGGTCAGGGCGGGAGCGCTCGAAGACCTCAAGGGTGAGAACGGCGCTCGGACATTCTTTGAAGTCTTGCGGATAGCGAAAGACCACGACGCACCAGACCTCAGCGCCATCAAACGCCGCCTCATCCCCTTCCTCTCACCCGAGCAAAAGACGATAGCCGTCAAGCAAGACCTCGCAGGATATTTCGAGAGCGATCAATTTCAGAAGGACATGAGCGCCCCCGCTCCATACGTTCAAAAGCCGGGAGAACCCTTCAACGCTTTCAGATACTTCGCTAGCTCATCAACTGAACTTCCCCCTAAACCCGAACCTGAGAAGCCGTGGTGGAAGATATGGTAGCCCGCCTCCGCACCGTTCCTGCCGTCTCCGAACAGCTCATCGTCGATACAGCGCAGCTCCACGCCGCAAATCCCGGACAGGACATGACCGTCCTCATGGTCACAAGGCTATCCGGCAAGTACGAGCCGGACGATATCCTGCACGCCAACTTCCGAATGATCGCCCTTGCAAACTTTCTTTCTAAGAACAAGGGCGAACCGTGGATGTTTAAGCCACCCGGAGAGAGCTACACAATGGTCAACGAAGCGCTTTACCGAGCCGCCGCCGCTACACCACTCTCCTATGCTCCCGACACCAAAATGGCCAACATCCATTTCGATGAGAAAAAGCTAATGGAAGCCGCGCTCTCTAAATCTGACATGGATGGAAATGCATGACGGGCAACCCTTAGATCGGCAGGGGTGAAGGTCAACTATGTGGACAGAGTGTTGGTGAAGCCGGGCCGACCCCTTTGAAAATCGGCTGTGAGTGCTTCTTGAAACACACAGAGACCTAGATCAGAGGGCTGGGAGAGGCCCGTGCTCTTTTTCCCAGCTTTCGCATCTATACCCCTGTGTGCCTTGTGATGATTGATTTTGCGGCGGGTGCGGTTTCGTTGGCCAAGCTAACGCTCGAGAATTTTGTCCGACGAGCGGAGCCTTGTTTCTCGGTTAAGACCGTTGTTACCCCGATGACTGAATCGCACATATGTCCCGGGCCTTAAACCCACCACACAACCAACCATCTCTTTTAGGAGAGGCATTGTTTTACGCGTACGCCCCTGACAACCGCTTTTTCTCTGTCGAAGATCAATGCATGCAAAAACGAAAACAGCCGCCTCAATTAAGAGACGGCCTTTCCGGCAGAGTGAATGCTTGGTACGCGCGCTCTTCAGTTTTTACTGAACGGGGATTGCTCCCACGCACGCACACTAAGCATTCTACATTCACTCTTTGCATACGCACAATGTACCACGTCCCATGAGGCGCGGATGAAGATGGTGGGGATATCTACCGGGCAAAGCCGCGGCCAACCCATAAAAGCGCGTAGCCGATGAGGAATAATGCAGCCGGAGGCAACACAGTCCATGCGAGCCATGTACCTGCGGTGCCGCCCCAGCGCCACCAGCGCTGCGTCCAGAATTGTCCGGCCATGTACGTCTGATCTTCGTTCGTCCATGCCGACGCCAAATAAAGCGTGCTGGAATCGGGAAATTTGATAGCGATCATACTGCCGTCCGTTAGCGACTTATTCCAAGCATCCACGTACTGCGCTTCCAATTCCGGGAATGATGGGGTCAATTTTTCCTTAGCAGGCGACCGCCATGTCTCGTAGTGGCCGGAAGGTTTTTCCCGAGTCGCGAAAATGTCGACACCTGGAAGTGCCTCGTAGGAATACTGGTAGTTCTTATTCTTGAATTGATCCGGTCCCCAGACGACGGCCGCTGTAGCTACGCTCCCGACCCACAGAGCCGTGATCAATGCCCAAGCCCGGAACAGACCTCTACCGACATTCATTACTGTCGCCCCTACCAGTGCCCCAGTGTAGCCGCCTAGCGGCGGATCGCTAGCCGTTCCGTACCGACCCCCCGTGCCGATGCCATGTAGCGATCCCGTGTCGCTATTGGTGTCAGTACGCTATAGCGCGCAACGCGCTGACACTACACCTTTTCCCCCATCACATGCCCGCGCTTATCAGCGCGACCCAATTCTTCCTGTGGTCTTATATCTATCTCTTATACGTGCATCCGCATGGGAGGCTACCGCCTCTCAACTCCACCCACTCGCTGCACGGACAAGTCCGATCGCTTACGGGCTATCGGAACACTCGCTTCGCTCGCGTCCGATAGTCCGCGCGCCGGCCTCGTCCGTGACACGTCCTATTGGACGGTCGCTCGCTACCGGAATAATTGGGTCGCGCTGACGCGCAGACGGGCAGTGAATGGGGGGCAGTTGCAATAACATTTCGCTCCGCTTCGCCAGTCCACAATTCAGGAACCATGTACAGGGGCAGTGCGGGCTTGGCATGGTACAATTCACTCCATAGCAGCTAGAGCGTTCTGTTTCGCCCCTGTCTCTAGCGGGGGCGATGTAGAGCGAAGACAATATGGAAAAGGAGAATGCGGGGCGCGTTATTAAGTTCAGGGCGTGGAATAGCGAGGATGGAATGTTCATTCCGATGGCCGTTAAGAACGACATCCAAACGCATGAGCCCGAAGAAGGAAGCGATGCAATTATGCAGTTTACCGGCCTGCACGACGTGAACGGAAAGGAGATTTACGAGGGGGACATTCTTCATTGCGAATCTGGAAGGGCAAGCGGAAATGTAATTGTCCAATGGCTCGCACCAGAACCATCGAAAGCTGGACTAGTAGACGGTATCTTCGGAGAGAAAATCGACCTTGACGGGTACATGTCCGACTTGGGCCGCTTCTGCACGAAAAAAATAGGCACAAACCACCCCGCCGTATACGCGGGACGTATCGAAATCATCGGCAACATTTACGAGAACCCGGCGCTGCTAAAATAGTATGAAGCTCGAACAACAGGTATGCAGCCGTGACCTTGCAAAGAGGCTCAAGGAATTGGGAGTGAAGCAAGAGGGTCACTTCTGGTGGCTCGACCACAAGGACGAAGAACCGTCTCTATCGCAGGAGGGGCATTTCCATGGTTGGAACAATGACAACAAGTGTCGCGCCTTCACCGTGGCAGAGCTTGGAGAGGTACTATGGCTAAAAGCTTCACCCGATCAGATTTTGGAGGCATACGGACAGGTGTTCAATGTTCCTGAGACACCCACCATCACGCCTGAAGGACTAGCGCAATGTATGGAAAACGCGAGCATCGTCGCCAAAATGCTCATCTACCTACTGGAAAATAACCTGATCGACCGTGCCACCCTGCGCTAATTGCGACCACGCCGGCCGCGACCACGAATGGAAAGTGCAGCGGCTACGCGGCAGATGCAAATCCTGCAAATGCCCCAAGTACACGCCGCTCACGAACAGGAAGCGCCCGGAAAATAAGTTGATTGGACGGCTCCGCAAGCGGTAGGCATAGAACCTCAAACCGGAGAGGCATCCAGTGGCCGAAACCCTTGACGAAAAGCTCGCAACAATTGAACGCAACGAGAAGCAAATGCTTGACTTATTCGCCGCGTTCATCAAGCCGAAAGCTGATTTTTATGTCGGCGATATGGTTCTATACGGCGTTGCCAAGCGTGCCCTGGCATTGTCGTCCGGCTTCCGCACCTTGATCAAGGAGCGAAATTTCACGTCTGCGGCAGCACTGCTACGGATGCAGCTCGATACCGCGTTGCGCCTTTACGCTGCCCGGCTGGTCAGCGACCCGGCCCACTACGCCAACACGATTTATGAAGGCAAGCCCGTCAACAAGTACCGAGATCGGCAGGGAAGACTACTGACCGACAGCTACATGGCACGGCGCATGGCCCAAGAATACAAATGGGTTCAGGGCGTCTACCGCGAAACTTCTGAATTTGTGCATTTCACGAACCGCCACATCTTCTCGGCTATCGGACCCGGCCAAGAGGAAGGCGGCGTTGACCTTCAGATATCGGCGCGCGACCGCGAGCGGCCGGAATCAGATTATTTCGAGGTTGTTGACGCGTTCCAGCATACGACTTGGCTCATAGCGAAGTTCGCCGCAGAGTGGCACTCCGCTATCCATCCTGACCGACCAATCACGGTCATAACAGATGCGGACGCTGCCCCAACAGCGCTGCCCCCTGCGTAGGCTCACGCGATCGCTGCCCCCACGTAGTCATTAAACCCGTTCGTGCCTGGGGCCAGGCGCTCATATTTCGCCAGCGTCTCCGCATCTTCAACGGTCGTACCGCTCGCCACCTTGTCCTTTATCAAAAGGACACCTTGCCGGAGCTTAGGCGCCAGCTCCCCGAGCACGTTCACGCCAGCGATCAGCCTGCCTTCCCGTATCAGCCTCATGTGGCATTCCCGGCCGTAGAAGCCGAAGTCAGGGACGATCACTTGTCCGTCAAAATGCGCCATGAGTAGCAGCCCGATAATCAGCGCGTCGAAGTCTCCCAGCTCCTTCCTGTTTATCCGCGCAAGGATGACAGAGCGCGGATTGAATGAGAAATTGGTCGGATTGCACAGCATCCGGCTCAGCACGGGAGACGCCAGCAGGTCGCCGACCATGCCCTGCACCTCATCTTCGTCCTTTCCATACTCGATACGGTCAAGGCGTTCTGCGTCCAAGAGCTTCTGAAGGAGCGCCCGTTTTCCGTTCCTCACGGTAAGCGTGGCTTCGCCCTGGGGGGATGCCGTGTAGAGCGCGTCCGCTAACTCTCGCGCCTTTTTGTAATCAATATATTCTTTAGCGGATTGAGGCAGTGCTTGAGCGGGTCAAATACACGACCCCTCGGGATCTCCGTCACCTCATCATCAATCAAAAGGTAGCCGCTCTTCGGCAGCTCAATATTCTTTGTAAAACCGACATGGAGCGTATTCATACATTGGCGAGTGATTCAGGCGCGTATTGACCCCGGCCGTTGGCAGGATTTGCTCACGCGATCACTCGCCTTAAACAAAGACCCTCCCGCTTTAATTCTATCGCATCGTTAGCCTGTAGGGGCTGGGGGAATTGAATTACGGAGACACTGGTCGCTTGTCCTTTGGACATATATCGAAAAAAAAGCACGCCATAGAACGAGACCTCTCTCGCTGTGGCTTGCTCACTTCGTCGATTTGCTCCCACCGTCGAAATTCAATTCGATTAGCGACTGGATTCCGCACGAGCTGTCCTTTATCAAAACTGCGCAGTGGTATTCTTAGCTCACTCTCTGCTCGTCCTTTGAAGCGATAAATGTATGCATTATCGGTCCGGGCCAAGTCGGTCTCCGCACTGACCCAACCCCAGACGAAAACTCCAAACATTGCGGGCGGGCCAAGTCGAACCAGCGTCCTTGCGACACCGTTAAACGGCTCAGGAAGACCAGTAGGGGCGTACTTTCTCCACGTCCTAGACCAGAAAAATACCATAACGCCGATGATCGTATAGATAGACCACAGACTGGGCGGCCATGACATTGTAAAAATTATAAGAGAAACACCGATGAAACACATCGCTGGCCAGACCCATTCTCCCCAATCTCTTTCTCGCCATCGCTTTTGTATCTCCGGAGGCTCGTCCTTGAATTTCCACCAATCGATCCACGTGTAAGCAAAATACAGTGCGAACGGCAACCAGAAGATCGCATTCATTAGGTAATCGGTCGTCGTGAGAAGCGCCTGAAATTCGTATCCGACGAGCCAAAAATATCCCAGCTCATGACAGACCGCCAAGACCAACATGCTGATCGTAGCAGCGGCTAAAATCGATGCGAAGTTCTCTAAAAACTCTTTCATGACAGCCCCAATCCACAGCCCCGAATCGTGCGACCGCTCGACACATGCTACACTAGCTGCAATGAAGAATCCCGCAGCAGTTGCCTTAGGTCGCAAGCGAGCCGCTAAACTGAAAAAGCGAATAGGAAAAGAAGGGGTGAGTGACTATATGCGATCACTGGCGCTGAAGCGGCACACGCGAATTGACAATCCGCCAATCCCCAATCCTGATAATTGACAAGCTTGCGTGCGACCGCTCGCATGAGACAATGAGCAAAGGAAGATGAGTTTGGAGGGGGAGAGTGAAATTGCCGAGGACTCGGGCCGATACGTCGAAACGGAATAACGGCGTATCTAATGTGGTCGCGGCTCCGAACAACACTTCTCCCTCCCAGCTCGCCTTCAAAGTTCTCTGACATCATCATTGGTTCACGGGGGCACGGCCTTCAGGACGAGTAAGAAATTACGGTTAGTTGGGCGGCTCAAGCCCATCGTTCCCCGCGAGCCAATGACACATAACCGACACGCTGCTGCCGAATGGCGATGAAGTGATTGTCGGACGTGGTGAGTGGACTGCTGGGCAGCGGACGGCGACAAGCCGTATCCTCATATAGCGCGTGAAGTGCCCACGAGGAACGCGCCTTAGTGGACTGGGACTACGCCCAGCAGTCCACTCATCACACATTACAAAGCAAATGCCTTCCGACACCTGATGTTCGTCATTTGCGGCATCGGGTGTCAGAGGGAAACTAACAACAATCACATTATGTCCATATCGCAAAAGCTTTCCGCTCTTTTCAACGCCGCAATCTTTGGGCTAGGGGTCGGGTTGGTCGAGCAGTCCTTCGTAACCGCCGTCTTCGGATTTGTCGTCTTTCTCAATTTCCTTCTCACTGCATGGATTATTAATAACACCCAGGAACTATGACCCCGTTCATCAAATCCCGCAGCATCGCCTTCAACGGCTGCTCACTGTTCTACATCGACCACAAGACAGACAGACGCCGGAAGAACATCGCAGCAATCAAACGATCACTCGGCCGCATCTTCTCTCGCCTCACACTGGCGAATAGCGGAACGTCGATCATGCTTGCAGCAGCTTTACCAACATTAACGGTTCTATATGCGTGAGATCAAATTCAGGGCTTGGGACAATGAGCGGCAAGTGATGGCCCCTGTGGTTGAGATGCTCTTCGACCAATACGGCGGCATAGACGTTCGGCCCTCGCATCGCATGGGCATTAACGAACCGGCCCTTGGTCCTATCCTCCTCATGCAATTCACCGGCCTCAAAGACAAGAACGGCAAGGAGATATATGAGGGGGATATTGTGAAGGTGATCGAACAGTTGCATCCGACCACCGTACAGTTCGAAGATGGGCAGTTCTGTGTTGAGGTGACGAGCCGTCGTAAAGCAAAGGTCGCTTTGTGGGGCGAAGCTTCTACCTGTGAAGTCATCGGCAACCGCTTCGAGCATCCAGAACTTATCAAATCAAACTAATCCTATGGAAAACGAAACACTCGACACCGCCCGAGACATGCAAGGCGGCGAACTGTGGAGGGAATTACAAGCACCTAAAAACCACGATATATGAACGATCAAATTCAGGTCTCGACCAAAGAGACCGGCCTCACCGCAGGCATGAGCCGCGATCAGATTGACCTTATCAAGGCAACAGTCGCACGAGGAGCGACAGACGACGAGCTTAAACTCTTCCTCTATACCGCGAACCGCACGCAGCTTGATCCACTTACCAAGCAAATCCACTTCATCAAACGTCGTGTTTGGAATGCTAGAACCCAGCAGCACGATGAAGTAGGGACCATTCAGACCGGCATCGATGGCTACCGCGTGGTCGCCTCTCGGAACGGTCTCGCTGGCATTGAAGACGCCGTTTTCGACGACGAGACTGCCTCCCATCCAAGCAAGGCAACTGTGACCGTCTATCGCATGGTCGCGGGAACGCGCGTTCCGTTCACAGCCTCGGCTCGCTGGTCCGAATACGCCCAGATTAAAGACGGCCAGCCAATCGCAATGTGGAAGAAGATGCCGTACCTCATGCTGGCGAAGGTGGCTGAGGCACTGGCACTCCGCAAGGCGTTCCCGAACGACCTCTCAGGCGTCTACACGAACGAAGAGATGGCCCAGGCCGACACCGTAGAGGTAGAGCAGCCCGCTCCCGCTCCCACGCCCGTCCGCTACGAGGTGAAACGGAACGTCCCCGGATCGGAGGACGAAGCGGGGGGCAGCGCCGTCCGCCAGGAGGAGGTTCACGAGGAGATCGCCGAAGCGAACAAGCAGCAGATCAAAGAGCTGTTGAAGACGCTCGGCAAGCCCGCTCAGAAGGCAGTCATCAAGGAGCTTACAGGCTTCGAGATGGTGCCAGAAAATTACGAAGCAATTATCAAAGATCTGCACGAGGCCGTCGAAAAGACAGACCCGCTCGCGCAGGCAATCGCCGCATAATATGGAAAACACAGAAACAGCAGTCGCAGAGTACAAATCGTCCGCCAGCTCTATAGCTGAGATGGCGAACAACATCACCGTGCGCACGTTCGAGCAGGCAATGGACGCGGCTGACCTTCTCTTAGATGTGAAGCAGCTTGGCGAACGCATCACCGCTCGGAAGGAAGAGATTACTAAGCCGCTCAACGACGGCTTGAAATCAGCACGGAAACTGTTCAAGCCTCTAGAGGAGCAGTGTGCAGTGGCCGAGGCCGCGGTGAAGGAAGCCGTGCTGACCTTCCATGAGCGCCACTGGAAGCGCGGCAAGGATACCGACAACACCATCAACGGGCTTCGTGGGAAGGTTACACTGGTCGCCCGCGAGCAGGTCAACATCACCGACCCGTCGCTCATCCCGCCGCAGTTCTGTTCACCTGACCCGTCCAAGATTGAACACGCGCTCAAGGCAGGCATAGATGTGCCCGGAGCAGAACTCATTAAAACGTACGGCATCGCTGCCGGTAAAAACTAAATCTATGAAACGATACAACGTATCAGTCCCACATCCTTATGAGAAAGACGGAGAGAAGAAGACAGCCTGGAAGGGTGTCGGCACACTTGTTCGTTTCGACGCCACGCAGGACAAGCCAGAGGGCTTCATCCTCGAACTGAATATGTTCCCCGGAGTGAAATTCGGGGTGTTCGAGCAGCGCGACCGCGACGACAAGTCGAAGGGCGACGGCGACGACTTCTAGCTTATGGGTCGTTGCCTCGACTGCCGCAAGGACACCTACAAGATGGGAGAATACTACATGGTCATAGATGCCGTGTGGGCCGAAGCGAATCCAAATAAAAAAGGCATGTTGTGCATCGGATGCTTGGAGAAACGATTGGGCCGTGCTCTCACGATACGCGACTTTCTGTGGTGCCCGCTCAATGTCATGAACGTCTTTGACGGAACGACCAGTAAGCGTCTGAAGAACCGCCTTGGCTGCGTATTTCTCGCTCCGAAATGAGTATGGAATTCCACTGCACCGGCACGCCAGAAGGCATGATGCAATTCAGCCCCTACACGCGTGCCCAGTTCAAAGAATTCCTTCGAACCAACGGACCCGTTCGCCTCACGATCACGCCCGAGCTGCCAGAGAGCGCTAAGCTGCGCCGCTGGTACGAGGGCGCGGTCGTCCCCCTCATCACCTTCTATCAGTCGGGCATGGACCACAGGAACGGCGAGGACCGCCGCAGGGTGCGCGAATGGATGAAGGAGGAATTCAACGGGGAGATGGTCGAAATTGGTGGCAAGATCCACACCGTCGCCAAGACCACCAAAGGGCGCGAAACTCTCAATCCGTTTGTGGAGCGCGTCGTCGGCTGGCTGAATGACAACTATGCGCCACCAGCCGAAGCGCTCGACCCGGATAAATACAAGCACTGGCGCAACGTGATCTTCCCGCACGGCGGCCCTGAGACTTACATCGACTACTTATTAGAATTAAACATCCTCACTGTATGACCGTCATCGACGAAGTGAAACTCATAACTCGAACTGCAAAGCAGTGCCACGCGATTGCCCGCTACCTAGAAGAACGGGGCGAGGTAGACAACGTAACCGCCATCATGGGCGGCATACCCGACGCGGGGCGCGTGTTGCGTCTCGGAGCGCGCATTCATGACTTGCGGCACACATACGGCTACGAGATCGCGACGCGCATCGGGCCGGACAACAACACGAGTTACAAGCTCATAAGGAAGCCGGCTGCGAAGCAGCTCTGACTTGTATGAAAATTCCTGAAGAAGCAATCGCAAAGGCGATAGAAGGAGGGTGGATACCCAAAGGGGTTGAGGCACATAAGATCACTGGCTGGACGTTAGACGATGGAGTGCTGAAAATCCTCGGCACTTATAACAAGACAAAATCAGTCACCGATTACATCCTTGTCGAACAGATCGCCCTGGACCCCTCATTCTGGCAGAGCTTAGGGAAGGCGTTGGGGTGGGGCATCAGAAAAACAATGTTCCACACCGAAATCCAAGATGATGAATGGTATCGCAACATTGAGAACAAGAAACATGCCGTTTATCAGGGGACAGAGTTCGCTAACCTCATCCTCACAGGCGGCGACACAGACGCTTACTGGAAAGGATTATTAGATAAAACGAGCGTATGAAACTCGAACAACAAGTATGCAGCCTCGACCTCGCAAAGAGGCTCAAGGAATTGGGGGTGAAGCAAAGCAGCTTCCTGTATTGGTTCAAATACACAGAAGACCGTGACTGCTTCTTGAACGTAGGCTTGCCGACCGGAGCATATAACGGGAGCGTTCATGATCACCACGCCGAAAACTGGCGTGATGGCGAAATCTGGTCAGCCTTCACCGTCGCAGAGCTTGGGGAGATGCTGTCGCCGACGATGGTAGAGGGAAAGAGATTTTGGTTCAGCGACACAAGGGAGGCGAGAAGCAACGCGACATTTATGATCAACGAAGCAAACTCCCGCGCCGAAATGCTCATCTACCTACTGGAAAATAAGCTCATCGCTTCGTGACGCGTCTCTCGACTGGTCTACTCAGAATTCGACAGGCCGACGACCAGCGCGACAACCGAATTGCGGACACGCTGCTCAGTGATCTTCTCGAAGGCTTCCGCCAGCTTGAAAGCATCTCGCTTGCTCAGAAACTCGATAGGCGCTCGACCTTTTCCCGCTCCCTTCACCCCGTCAAAAAAAGACTTCACGGGCACATCAAGAACCCCTGCAATGGCAAGCAGCCGTCCAGCGCCTACGCGGTTCGTTCCCTTCTCGTACTTCTGTATCTGCTGGAAGGTTACGCCGATCTGCGTTCCTAAGTCAGTCTGGGACATCTTCGCGGCCAGCCGATAAACCCGTAAATTATTTCCGACCAGCACATCGTTGGGATGGGGAGCCATGATTTACAACCTCTGTGGAGTCCGCATAAAAGCAGAAATCTTGAATTCTGCCGGACCTGTAAAGTGCTGAAATCGCTAAGTATTTGGTAAACTACCTAAGTGAGTTCCCAAACCACGGCACAACCCGTTTTATTGCGTAAACGCTCGATATTCTCGCAATCCGAGCATGCGACACACTCTCCGCTTGCAGAATTCAAGATATTTGCCGGGCTATGAACCTCTACGGCTACGCCCGCGTAAGCACCAACGGACAGGCACTCGACGCTCAAGTGTTGCAGCTTGAAGCGGCTGGCTGCGCTCGCGTTTTTCGCGAGAAGGTCAGCGGCGCGAAGACCGATCGCCCTGAATTGAAGAAGATGCTCAAGCTTCTCGGGCCGGGCGGAATGGTTCTCGTGACCAGACTAGACCGCCTCGCCCGTTCCACCCGAGATCTTCTCAACATCCTCGCGCTAATAAGCGAAAAGAGCGCTGCCTTTAGATCGCTCGGGGACATCTGGGCCGACACCACGACCGCGCACGGCCGCTTGATGCTCACCGTCTTGGGAGGATTAGCGGAATTCGAGAGGGAGTTGATACGCACCAGGACGGCTGAGGGTCGCGCTCGAGCGGTGGCGATGGGTGTGCGACTTGGTCGCCGTCCAAAGCTCGATCAGGAGCAACGCCGGCAAGCCTGCGCTCGCAAGGCTGCTGGCGAGGACGTGCGGTTGATTGCCAAAGACTTCAACGTATCGGATTCGACGATCTCACGGCTGCAATGCGAATGATTTTCGGATCACCGAGCGACCGAATGCCTCAACCGCTCGGCCGTTCTCCCGCTGCGCCCCCGAAAGTATGCCAATACGAATACACGGATTGCCGAAGACAAGTTGCCATCACTCCGGCCACCGTCGATTTCTTCTACCACTTTTGTCACCGGCTGGTCTCGCTCCTTAGCGATCTCCTTGAGCGCGTCCCAGAACGGCCCCTCGACATAAATGCCGGTTTTACGCCCATTTATTGAAATCGATCGCTTATTGAATATGCCCACTTGACCGTCCGATTCGACTCTCGCCCCGAATCATCTTTAAAAGTCCTGCTGCACATTCCGTGCCCAGGGCAACCTAGTGGCGAAACAAGCAGCCAAGCTCACAAGCGGACGCGACATCGTTCGAGCGCTGTTCCTTGCCAACTTGGGCAAGATTGTCACCAAGGAGCAGATTATCAAAGCCATCTGTACCGGGCTAGGTGTGGATGATTACGAAAATTGGCACCAGCGGCTTTCTGAACTCCGTACCGACGAAGGTTTTACAATCCTCTCCGGGAGGGACCGCAAGGACCTCAAGCCGGGCCAGTACCTTCTCCTCTCGACCGAACGACGCGAGATCGCCAGCAAACGCACGAGGCCAACTCCTGAAACTTGGAGAGCCGTTCTGAAGCGTGCTGGCAACTGCTGTGAATGGAAAGAAGGCGGTATTGCCTGCGGTCTACACAACGGTGCCATCGACCCGGTTGGAGGCGGAACCGTCAAACTGACTCCCGACCATATGACGCCGCACTCAATCGACCCCAAGTCAGATCCCGACAAGCCTGACCAGTGGCAGGCACTGTGTGGCCGCCATCAGGTCACCAAACGGAACTACTGGGATAGCACGACCGGGAAACTCAACGCGGTCGCCATCGTACAGGCAGCAGCCGAAAAAGAGAAAGATGTGATCTTCGGCATGCTTCTCGAATATTACGGATTCACAAGGGACGCTGACGGCAATATAAGAAAGGCATGAACAAGCCTCTCAAACGCCCTCAGCCCGAAACCGCTCCCGCCGAGCGCATCAGCTTCCTTCCTGCCCAAGATGTCTTCGATGCATTCGACACGATCGAGCGCATGGACATCCGGCCCAAGTGCACGATGCTCGACCCTTGGTACAACAAGGGTGTTGGCGGCGTTATCGACAATTACGACCAGTTCATTGAACGTCTGCTTGACCGCGCATGCGCTATTAGCGAGCACGTCTATCTTTGGGGCTTCCCCGAGATCATTGGTCCGTATGTTCGCTCGGTGCCGAAATCACACGAACTCGTCGCTTGGCTCACTTGGTATTACAAGAACAATCCCTCGGTCATTCGCGGCTGGCGCAGCAGCCAAATGGCATGCCTCCACATAGCGACACCCGACGCGAAGATGTACCCGCAGAACTTCCTAAATACCGTCCAGAAGGAACGTCTCGCCAACAAGAAGCTACGATACATTCCCGGTCCAACCAGCGTTATCGAAAGTGCTCTCTTGATCGGGTTCGTCGGCAAAAAAGAACAGACCGGCCACCCCGCCCAAAAGCCGATGCCCGTTTACGACAAGCTTGTTCGCATGGTCACAGAGGAAGACGACCTCATCTTTGATCCCATGTGCGGTTCGGGGACGACCGGCGCGGTAGCACTTGTTCGCAACCGTCGCGCCATCCTCTGCGACATGGAAGAAGAGTATCTCGACATCTCTCGCAACCGCCTCACCGACGACCAAACCGGCTTCGCTGCAAAGCTGGACCTTGCAGGCAACAACCCCGACATTATCAAGCGTCCCAAGCGACCGGCTGTCATCATGGAGAGCGAGCTACCTTTCGAGTTCGACAGTACTTCTTAGCGAAGTCATAGGAGTGCCGGAAGAGTGCCAAATATTCTGTAACTTGTTGAAATTACTTGGTGGGAGTAATGCTTCCCAAGCTGCATACGAGGGTTCGATTCCCTTCGCCCGCTCCATCTCCTCCGGCCGAAGCCGCGGCGCGCTGCCCAAGATCGCCGCCGCCGGAGTGCTTACCGGCATCCTGACGCCGCTGTTTCAGCCGCTGATTGACAGGATTGCGGGCACCCACGGCGATTTCCGGATCGCGCTGCTGGCGCTGCCGTTCGCGATCCTTGTTGCGGTTCTGGTGCGCCGGCTGAGCGCTGGTCCTTGGTGGGCCGCAGTCTCCGCGGCTGTCGTCACGATGATCGCATTCGTGTGCGCCGTAAACGCTGCGATCTGGATCGACGGGCAGGTCGGGGATGTCGCCAAGGCGGTGAGAAATACTTGTGCCGGCCTCGGCGGAGGATTTGTCGGCGCTGGCGTCATGGCGCTCGGGATAGGCCTGCTGCCGGCCGGTCCGCGCGATCCGGCGGCGTGGCTGCCGATGCTGCTCATCGGCACTGTCGCCGGTGCGCTGCTGGCGCTGGACAATGCGATCGAGCTCGATCTTGCCTCGGTGCTCTATCCGGTCTGGCAGGCCGGCGTCGCGGTCGGGCTGGCAATAGCCTTGCAACGGATTACGACGCGATTGTAA